GATCTACTTGATCCGGATCTGTCATTAGCCGCTTGTGTGGCTATATCTCAGTGTCTGGGTTTCGGAGAATTCCTTTCACAATTGTTAAGTGAAGGTCTCGTTGGCTCCTTTATGGAGAATTCGGATGGGTGCTGGACGCATCAGTCGTGGGGTCAGTTAATGGGTTCACCGCTAAGCTTTCCTGTTCTATGTTTGGTCAATGCTGCCATTAACCGGTTCTTTTTGGAACTTGTTGAAGGTGGTGTTGTGGGAAAAATTCGTTCTTATGATTCGAAAATATGGTTATCGAGTTGGGTTAGGAGTGAGAAAACACTCGCCCAATGTCCTATGTTGATAAATGGTGATGATGTTGTTATACGCTCTACTTGTTCGAGTTATGCTCTCTGGAAGGACCTTGTCCGATCGGGGGGCTTGATTCCAAGTATTGGTAAGAATTACTGTAGTTCATCATTTTGTGTAATTAATAGTACTGTTTATATTGCCTGTGACACGATGTTTGGTCACCAGTTCAACCAGTCGTACTATGTCAACATGGGACTCCTCCATCCTCAGTTTCAAAGAGGTTCTATTGAGAATCTCTTTTCCCTTGATCCCACTGCGTGGGATTTAGGGGCTGTCAGTCATACTCTCACACGCGGCTTTGATGCCACTTTTCAAGATGTGTTGATGAGTAAGTTTATTGGTGATCCAGTTGTGGGTCGTCTCCTTTCACGGGTTCCCAGCTCTGTCTCATATTATGTGAGTAAGAGTTTGGGGGGGCTCGGTTTGAAGATGACTCGTCCTGGATTGCTAACTACTGAACAATACGGCTTTTATTGCCGTGTTGCTTTGACCAGAGGTGAATTAGCACCCTCTTTTGATTCTCAGACTGTCGGTCCATATGCGAAGCTTGCTTCGTTCTGGAAACTTAGACATGTTGAGAAGACAGCTGAATACTGGGATCTTGATCAGGTTGAGTCTCCCCCTATGAATCCGAGGGAGGCCTGGTCAATTTACTCCTCTTCTTCCTGTAAGACTATTAATGAAACGGTGCCTGCTGTTAATGAGGCGCTAAGTAGGGAGAAGAATACTAAGGGTTGGCAGGGCACTTTGCCCATATCTAGTGACGCGTTTTATGCGATCCGGGGTACACCATATTCTGAAAAGAATTTATGTGAGTTTCCTTGGTCGAAGCGTGCCATTGAGGTAGCTGATTCCTTTGATCACGTGGCTCTTCTTAGCGTTGAAGCTTTGAGAGATAGGCCGTTGGCCGATGATCTTTGGTATAAGGGAGTTTTGGAGGATCTGGAGAATGATAGGGTTGATGAGGAGAGATTGTTTCTTGGATGTCTCTTCGATTGATATTCAATGTTACACTAAGAGCCTTTAAGCATTTGTGTATCCCTTCGGTCCGTAAGTACCGCATAGCCAGCGTAAGTCCAAGTGGTCCGAGTAATCGGTCCATATGGTTGCTAGGTAGCGAGGAAAACGGAGGTCGAGAGATACGTGGGTGTTGGCCTATGTAACATTGATATCATGTTCCAATCTGTTGTTTCGATAACCATCGATGAGTGTAG